TTATCCTTCGTGGGCAGAGCCGTCGCGTAGAGGTCTAGCAGACTTGTTCAGCGTCGTATCAAAAGCAGCCGTGAACGAACGGAAAGCGAAATTGCTTCCATTAGTTCAAGACGACGGTAAGATACGCGTTGCGACGATCCACAGCGCCAGCGTTGTATGGTGTGCAAGAGCGATGTCGGCGTGGCTGATGCCACTGACAAAGCAATTGTCCATATCTCGAGCTGCGCTGCGCAACGAACGTGTCACGCTGTATAATAGTACACAGGTTGACAAACTAGTCTACTCAGCTGATCTGTCCAAATCCACCGATCCGATCTCGATTCAGTTATCACTATTTGTCCTAGAACAAATAACCACTCATTACGGCAAGCCGATTTGGTGGGATGACGCCATAAAGGCGGTCATCAATGAACACAGAATTGAGAACGGGTACGGAGAGACTTTCACTTCTCAGTGTGGGGCGCTCATGGGATTGGGTCCGGGCTGGACCGTCCTCACCATATTGAACGCCTTCGCTGCATGGAGGAGCGGGGCACCGCTTAAGTCATTCGCCACCTGTGGCGATGATTTAGTGGCCCTATGGGACAAGAACACCTGTGATCTCTACGAGCAGAATCTAGTCAAGCTCGGTCTCGTACCTAACACTTCGAAGTCGTTTCGCGGAAGCACCCATGGTGTGTTCTGCGAGCGGCTTACGCAGCGGAAGGGACGAAACTTTGCTTGGGCAGACCCTGAACCACGCATCGGTGAGTCAGTTGGCGCTAGAGCGGTGCACGGACAACGAGGTCGAGTCGTTGTGGATGCCCTTAACAAGTTAAGGGGCCACAAAGTAATCAACCAAGCTGGCCGCACAACCGCTCGGAGACAATGTGTCAGTATCAACACCCCAGGCTCCCACTCTCAAGGAGGGGGAGGGGTTAAGAATGCTGATGCCATCACAGTGCTTGCTTACCTTAAATACGGAGCGACCCGACACTACAAGAGTGAAGGGTCGATGGAATACCGTAAATTAAGGGCAGCTCTCCGGAACATCCCGAATGTTCCCAATGGTGTACCGGCCGAAGAAGTATTGTTACGCGCCAAAGCGGAAATAACAATACAAGAACGGCTGGCTGCCAAAGAGACCAAAGCACCGGACTATCGAAAACCAA